TCTTGCATGTCCTTGGTCCGTGCATCTTCGACCACTTTTGCCCCCACTTGGGTACCAATCTGTGTGCCTGTTCCAGCGCCGGCTCCCAACAAACCTTCACCAAGGGCCGCTTTGGGATCAAACTGTAGTCCTTGGGCCGTGAGCGCTGAACCGCCAATTTGTTCCAATGAACCTTGTGCGCCCTCAGTCAGTCCTTCAGCAACACCGGCTTTAACTGTTTGTTTTCCCGCTTGTTTAAGAGCGCCTTTACCAATGCTGTTTAGAACCCCAACGTTTTTAATACCAACCGCGTTTAACACACCACTGGCTGCCGCTGTGCCCAGCGCGCCTGTCCAATCCTCCCAGTTTGGTTCTGTTCTGCCTTCGTTTTTTGCTCTTTCCAATGCAACAGGTCCAGCAATCTGTACCGCTTCAAACAAAGCTGGGCCCAATAAAGCCCCCGCGACAGCCCCTCCAGGACCAGCTGTAGCACCAATTGCCGTTCCACCGGCTCTGGTCGCTATGCTTCCAGCGATTTGTCCGGCTTGTTCAAATATAGCTCTTGGAAAATACTCCCAATTAAACCCTTCGCCCTGGGCATTGATAAACTCTCCGGCCGCAGCTTCATAGTTTTCAGGTTCTTCAACAATGTCACGCATGAACTTTTCCCAACCCTCCATACCAAGGGCTTGAAAAGTGGTTGCCATGTTCTCCAGGGGTTGATCTATTGCGTATCGAAAAGCCGAAGAAAGGCTTGTATCTTTGGGGGTCGTCGCCATACCCCTATCATACACTTAATGTCGGTTTGAAAAAAGTCCTTGGTCCGTCGTTGTTTGCATAATAAACGTGGCTAGTTCGACCATCATCTCTCGATCAAGGTCTGTGGTATTGGTAACAGAAGATAACAGCACAACCAAAGCAGTGGCTATTTCCCAAGGGCTTACCTCTTCTTCGTCAAAATGATTTCTTATGATTGGAATCATATCCGCAACGATTTTATCTACGGTTGTCTGTGTCATGGGGTGCTCTAGGTATTCTTTTACTGTGTCTGTACTCATCATTATAGCCTTTTATTTAAACCAATTTCTTATTTCTCCAAGAACCTCGTTGCTGATTTTAACCTTACTCAAAAGGTTCTGAAGGATTTTTTCATCAACCGTGTTTTCTGATACGAGGTCGATGTATGTGCAACTTTTGTCTTGTCCTATTCTGTGAATCCGATCCTCGGCTTGCACCCTCAATTCTAAATCATAGGAGTTAGAATAAAATATCATGGTACCGGCTTCAGTTAAAGTAATACCTCGACCGCCTGTTTGTGGGTTGGAAATGAAGTAGCGCAACTCAGACTCTGGATCTTGAAACCTGTCAATAATTCTTTGTCTTTCATCTTGCGGTGTCTTGCCGTAATAAGAGGCCACAGAACCTTCACCAAACTTCTCCGCTATGGCTTTTTCCAACTGTTGAATGTCGGTTTGAAACACAGCAAAAATCACAGTCTTATCAGACGTTTCTTCTAGTAAATCTAAGACGGTGCGCACTCGATTGTTCTTAAGAACAATTGTTTCTCCGTCTTCGTTACGCAAACTGCCGGCAACCACTTGCTGCAGTCGCATGATTTGTGTCAGCACGTTCATGGTGCTGAATACTTCGTTGTCTAAAACCATCAACGCTTTTTGTTTCATGGTTCCATACGCTTTTTTCTGTTCATCGGTCAGTTCAACATACCGCTTTGTGTAAACTTTCGGAGGAAGGTCTAGGCATTGGTCCTTCGTCTTACGAATCGAAAAGTCTTTGATGGATTCTTGCAGCTCCTCAAGCCTTTGAAACCCTACGATCTGTTGAAAGCTGTGCGATCCCATGCGACGTGCCTGAGTAATGGCGTAACGTGCGCTGAACGCATAGTAACTGCTAAAGCCGAGTAAGTTAGGCGACAGAAAATAACATTGGCTGTACAAATCCAGGGGGGCTTTTGTGATGGGAAATCCGGTAAGGATTCTTCGGTAGTCAGCAAGAGGTGCCAACTTGATTAAATGTTTCGTTCTCTTAGCTTTCGGATTCTTTATCGTAGTGGATTCATCAATGGCCATCATTACATCGTGGACAACCATAAACTCTTCCACAAATTCACACGCTTTGACAGTAGCAAACGCTTCGACGTTGACTAAAAAGATGTTTAGTATTCCGTCGCTGTCGCCTTCAACCATTTCTTTATAGTCTCTAAGCCATTGTTTTGTGTGGTTGGGCCGCCAAACCAAAACGTTTCTTTGTATGTGGTCCGGTAAATGTTTGTTGACCTCATGCACGTCCCAGTTTCTTAAATTGCCTTTTGGTGATACAATAAGAAGTCCAGTAATTTTTCCTTGCTCGAACAAAATACCGGCGTTGTCTAACAGAATTTTTGACTTACCAAGTCCCATTTCAAGGAAAAGTGCGTAAAGACTTTTGTGAGCACTCTTGGCTAAAGTTTCTCGTTGATGGTCGTAGGGTTCGGTTTTGTAATTATACGCTTCTATATCCATTATTTTCATATCCTTCGTTATTCGTTAAAATATTTCTTGCAATCTATTCTACTCATAGTATAAGATTAGTCAACCATGACGAGAGGACGAAAGAAAAAAACTATTTTAGAAATCTCCAGCAACAGACAAAAGGAATGGTTTATAAACTTCACCCCTCATCAGAGTTTCGGCGAATCTTTGGGACCGTTTAACTCGTTGGACGAATGTCTAAGATATGTTTACACTATCCTAGACTCGCCACAGTACAGTGTCGAAGTCGCAGAGGTCAACAATGAAGGCGTGATATTTTTCATTCCTGACTTTGAGATCGACTACAAGCCGAAGAAAGATAAACAAAATAACGTAACACCAATAGAACGAGGAAAGAAATGAAAGAACTATTTGAAGAGAGCATAAGAAAACAAGTAGAAAGCATCGAAGAAACAGACATCGAAAGTCTGAGTAAACTTTGCAAAGACCTACTTACACTTGAGGCAAAAATCGGCAACACCGAAGAACAACTGAGACGGCTCAAAGAGCAGTCCAGGGAACTCAGTGAACAAACCATTCCAAATAAACTTGCAGAGTACGGCGTTTCTGAATTGAAACTGTCAGACGGCTCTAGCATATCAGCAGAACCATTTTACAGCGCTCGCATCACGGCTCGCAACGTCGAGAACGCTCACAACTGGCTAAGAGAAAACGGACACGGTGACTTAATAAAGAACACTTTGACGCTTACTTTTGGACAAGGTGAGGATGAGATCGCTTCCGAATTGGCGGAGCTGCTTACGAAACAAGGCCACATGCCAGCAACGAAAGAAGCAGTTCATCCAAGCACCCTCCGTGCTTTCGTAAAAGAAAGAATAGAATCGGGGGACCCATCGTTTGATGTAGACACACAGAAAAACTTCTCTGTGTATGCAGGCAAACGCACAAAAATAAACCGTTGAATAAATAAAGAGGAAATAAGATATGGCAACGAAGAAAGGAAACGGGACATCCATAACGTCCCTATTTGAAAACATCGAAGAAAAAGGTTTCGGTGATCTCAGTACGGAAGACCTTCGTACTCCAAGAATCAGCATAATCCAGGCTTTGTCTCCACAGAGACAAAAGAATTCCAGTGATTATCTTGCTGACGCGGAAGAAGGTGATTTGTACTACAGTGGAAGCAGTGTCGCTATTAGTGGCGACGACGGCTTGTTATTTTTACCTTCTTACTATAGCAAAACACTCGTCGAGTGGGGCTTGCGTGAGAAAGGCGGAGGTTTCAAAGGCGTGCACCCAGCAGATTCCGACCTTTTAAACCGATGCACACGCGACAGCCAAGGGCGTATGGTTACACCAAACGGGGAAACCCAATTGACCGTAACCTCAAACCACTACGGCTTCGCGCTCGTTGATGACGTGGCACAAAAATGCGTCATTAACATGACAGGATCGCAACTGAAGCATTCGCGTGCGTGGAACACTATGATCCAAGGTACAAAAATGAAAGGAGCAAAAGGCATGTTCACGCCTCCGGCTTACTCTCATTGGTACCGATTATCCACACAAGTCGAGTCCAATGATAGAGGTAGCTGGTATAGTTATCATATCGTACAGGAGCGGGTGTTAGAAGAGAAAGAAACAGACCTTTTTGCAGAAGCAGAAGAGTTTGCTAAATTCGGATCTTCTGGTGCTTTGGATCAGCTAGGTGGCCCTAGCAAGTCTGTTAGCAGTCCTGCGTTGGAACAATCCGGTAACAAAAAGGATTGGGAAGACTAAAGAAAAAAGGAAGCCCCTCTATATTGTGTATAGACAACTAAACTATAATATTTAGTCCACGTTATTATGGAGGGGTTTTCCTAGAATCAAGGAAGCTATGTGAAAGAAACAGCAAAAATTTTGATGAGCGTTTTCTCTGGTTTAACAAGAGCACACGGAATATATGAAATAAGCGGAAAACAAAAAAACACCGCAAAAGGAATTAAAAAAGAAGGTAGAGGGAAAACTCTGCACCAACCAGTTACAACAGAGCTTTGGCAAAGACACATTGCCGGAGAGGTATCAATAGGTATTATTCCTTTAAGAGACGACGAGAAATGTTCTTGGGGGTGTATTGATGTGGACGAATATCCAATCAACACCAAACACATCTTGAAAACAATCAGCGAAATGCAACTGCCCCTTGTGCCCTGTATGACAAAATCAGGCGGGGTACACCTATTCATGTTTACCAAAGAGCCAATATCCGCCTATAAGTTTCAAAGCAAACTAGAAGAAATAGCCGCAGCAATGGGTCGTACAGGAGACGAAATATTTCCTAAACAATACGAATGGTCAAAGCAACTGCCACAAGAAAAACAAACAGGAAACTGGTTGAACATGCCGTATTTTTCCGGTGAAGACACTACTAGGTATGCGTTAAACGCGAAGGGAGAGGCCGCAGGAATAGAAGAGTTTGTACGAATTGTAAAAAGAAGATCAGTCACCGAAGAAGACCTAGACAAATTTGTTGCAGTAAAGAAGAGTCGCAAGAAGCAGCTTGACAAGAAGAGCAGTCTTTGGGATGAAGCTCCTCCTTGTTTGGTCCACATGAAACTCAACGGAGTACCGGAAGGAACGCGAAACAACGCAATGCTAAACTACGGAGTGTTCCTAAGAAAGGTTTACCCTGAAGGCGAAGAATGGAAAGACAAACTACAAGAGGTGAATAAAACAGCTTGCACAAGCGCGTTGTCTCACAGCGAACTCAACACGATCATACAAAGCATAGAGAAAACAGACTACAAATATCAGTGTGGCAAAGACCCATTAAAAGGATTTTGCCAAAGTGGAATATGCATTACTAAAAGATATGGCATAGACGCTTCACAAAGAGAGCCTGTTTATGGAGGGCTTAGAAAATACATGACGGACCCACCTCTTTGGCACCTAGACATTGATGGACAGACCATTGTTTTAGAAACAAAACAACTACACAATTTTTCTATGTATCAACAGAAGTGTATGGAAGTTTTAAACATGTGTCCGCCGGACAAGAAAAAATCAGACTGGGTGGCTCAATTAAACGCTTGGTTGCAAGAAGTACAGGTTGTTGATGTTCCTTCTGACATGACAAAACGAGGAGTTTTAAAAGACGCAATATATGAGTTTTGCAGAATATCAGAGTCTTCTTCTCGCATGGCCATAGTCTCTAGCGGTGTCTATAGGTACGAAGAGGACGGTATTAAAGAGTGGTGGTTTACAGGTAGGGATGCTGTGATATTCATACAAGAGTTTAAGAAAATGAGAAACATTAAAGAAGCCGAAGTGTTTACTCAGCTAAAAGAAATGGGAGGTATTAATACCTCCAAGTGGATTGACAAAGCTGTTGGCAATAAAAAAGTTTGGATCATGGATGTTAAAGAGATCAACGACGATGCCGTGTCTTTAGATGACTTTAGGACAGAGGTGGAGAGCAAAGAATGGGAGTAACAAAGTATTATGGTCCTCCAGGAACAGGAAAGACAACAACCTTGCTAAACATCATAGAAAAAAGCATTGATGGTGGAATGGCGCCGGAGCGTATAGCTTTTGTTTCTTTCTCTAAGAAAGCGGCCGAAGAAGGGAAGACCAGAGCACACGTTAAGTTTGGTTTAACCTTTGAAGAAATGCCTTACTTTTGTACGAGCCACGCTTTTTGCAAGAGAGCCATGGGAATATCTCATGTGGTGGGGGGCAGAGACATCTTTGATTTTCTAAGAGAATACGAGTTTAAGTTAACCAAAGAATATCCAAACAATGCAAGAGCGATCAGGTCCGTGGTCCAAGATCCGTATTTCGACATCATAGAACGAGCAAAAACAAACTGCCGATCTTTAAAAGAAGAGCGACTGTCTTTAGACGCGTCACAAAGAAAAGGCGTTGTACCACACATGCTGGAACCGATTTCAGAAGCGTGGGAAGAGTTTAGACTTTCTCGAACACCTGTGTTGTTTTCTTTTGCCGATATGATTGTAAGTTTTTTAGAAGACGGCACACCACCACCACTGGATCTTTTAATTGTGGACGAAGCACAAGATTTGGCAGAGTTGAATTGGCGCTTGGTTGACAAACTAGCGAGTACAACGGAGAGAACTTTTATTGCCGGAGACGATGACCAAGCCATTTATGAATGGAACGGCGCTAGGCCCGAAAGGTTTGTAAACTATGAGGGAAATAAAATCGTACTGAATCAGTCCTATAGGATACCAAGCACTGTGCATCCGATTGCAAAAAGAATATCAGAGAGAATAGTTTCTAGGGAACCAAAAGAATATAAGCCAAGAGAAGAACCAGGAAGCGTCAACAACGTTTCTTCAATAGACACGTTGCCCTTGGAAAAAGGAGAGTGGTTGGTTATGGCTTCTTGTGATTACATGCTGACCGACACATCAAAAGGATACAACATTAGAAAGTATCTAATAGACAACGGCTACCCTTTTGCGCACAACCACTACAGGTATATTCCTTTAAGAATGATTTCAGCCATTGAAACTTGGGAGAAAATAAAAACCGAGCCGGTCACTTTATCAGAGCTGGATGATTTGTATTACTACTTAGGAAAGCAAGGTGTAAAAAGAGGGTTTATAAGCAAGGTGGGACAAGACAAAGAACTAGGACACAAAGTAACTTTAGAAGAAGCCATGGATAACTATGGTTTAAAAGAAGAAATATTAGACAAAACATGGAAAGAACTATTTGACAAAAGCATAGACGTAGAACGAAAAGGATTTATTGAAAAAGCAATGAACAACAAAGAAGACCTACATGGAGAACCGCGTATTGTTATATCTACGATACACCAAGCAAAAGGCGGTGAAGCGGAGAATGTGGCTGTGTATCTTGATTTATCAAAAGCACAAAAACAATCTTCAACACTACAACCCGATGGGCTTCATAGACAGTTCTATGTCGCAGTTACGCGTACAATTGAGAACTTGTATTTCATAAAAGCCCAAGATGATTATTATAGGTACGTTATATGAGTTTTGTTTACAAACCCCCAACAGAATGGACACCACCGGATGTCTTTCCCACACAACTTTTAAAAGATGCAGAAGAAATTGCAATTGACTTGGAGACCAGAGATCCAAAATTAAAAGAACTAGGCCCTGGATACATTAGAGGCGACGGAGAAGCAGTGGGCGTTTCTATTGCTTGTGATGGCTTTGCCGATTACTTTCCCTTTGCACACGAGTCAGGGTTTAATTTTCCAAAGAAGCGAGTGCTGGATTTTGTTCGTGACGTTGTGTCAGAGAAACAAGATAAAGTGTTTCACAATGCGACGTATGATGTGGGTTGGTTAAAGAACGAAGGCATAGACGTCAAAGGAAAGATTATTGACACAATGATTGTTGCACCTTTAATTAACGAGAACATGTATTGGTACACGTTAAATGCTTTGGGACAAGAATATTTAAAGGAAGGAAAATCAGAAGCAGAGTTACGACAGGCCGCAGAAGAGTGGGGCATTGATCCGAAAGCAGAAATGTGGCGACTGCCTTCTGCTTATGTGGGGACTTATGCAACACAAGATGCTGCACTGACTTTAAAACTTTGGAATCATTTTAAACTACTGCTTGAAGAACAAAATCTTTGGAACATCTTTGAACTAGAGATGAGAGTCCTTCCCGTGGTTCTTGATATGAAACAAAGAGGAGTACGAGTGGATGTCGAGAGAGCCTCCGTGCTCAAAAGAAAACTGGTTACGAGAGAAAAGAAAATTGTTAAAGAAATACTGGACGAGTCTGGTGTTAAAGAAGTTCAACTTTGGGCAGCAAACTCTTTGGCGAAAGTTTTTGATGCGATGGACCTATCTTATTCTAGGACACCCACAGGACTGCCTAGCTTTACCAAAGCGTTCTTAGAAAACCACAGACACCCCATAGCTCAAAAGATAAGAGAAGCTAGGGAAGTCAATAAAACACACAGCACGTTTATAGACTCTATTTTAAAGCACGAACACAACGGACGTATACACGCTGAGATTAGGCAACTAAAAGGAGAGTCTGGTGGCACAGTCACTGGTCGGTTGTCCATGAGTAATCCAAACCTACAGCAAGTGCCTGCGAGAAACAAAGAGATCGGTCCTTTGATCCGGTCTTTGTTTTTACCGGAAAAAGGAGAGCAGTGGTGCTCTGCTGACTTCTCTCAACAAGAGCCAAGAATACTGACACATTATGCCAGTCGTTCTCACTATGACGGAGCAGAGTCCGTTGCCGATGCCTATCAACAAGGAGACGCAGACTTTCACCAAGAGGTTGCGAATCTTGCAGGCATAGACAGAAAGACCGCTAAGACCATAGGACTTGGCATTATGTATGGCATGGGCAAAGGCAAGCTGGCAGATCAGTTGGGTGTAACAGTAGAAGAAGCCTCAGAGATACTTGCCAAGTTTAATACCTACACTCCTTTTGTTAGACAACTTGCAGATTCTGTAATGAGAAGCGCAAGTCAGAAAGGATATATTAAAACCATATTGGGTAGGCGTTGTCACTTTGATATGTGGGAACCGCTTAGATATGGAACAGGTAGGCCTATGAAATATAAAGAAGCTGTACACGAGTACAACGGAGAAATTAAACGAGCGTTTGTTTACAAAGCGCTTAATAAACTAATTCAAGGTTCGGCTGCTGATATGACGAAACAGTCCATGGTCCAATGTTTTGAGGCGGGGTACCCCCCTCTGCTTCAAGTACACGACGAACTGGTGTTTTCTGTTAAGAATAAAGAAGACGTCAGCGCCATCTGTAAGCTCATGGAAGGAGCCGTTCCCCTGGACGTTCCAAACAAGGTTGATGCCGAAGTTGGAAAGAATTGGGGCGATTCTATGATCGCAAAAAACCAAGATATATCTTAAAATATACTGTAAAATAGGAGTCGAAATGGACACAAAAAAATGGAAAAGTGTAGCAATACGCAGAGAAATCGTTGATATAGCCGCTGAAATCGGTGAAAAAACGGAAAGACCTACCAGCAATGTTTTTGCTTTCGCGGTAAAACGTTTGAAAGAAGACATGGAAAAAGGCAACCTCTCTGAAGTACCCAAGCAGTGAAGCACAAGATACTCTATGAATCACCGTATGAGTACGGTGTGTTCTCTAGTGAAGATCGAAAGAGCGGAAGGTTTTATGACTGCAATGGAGACAAGCTTCCTTCAGTAACCACTGTATTATCTGGAACAAAAGAAGGCGACTTCTTAAAAAAATGGATAGATAAAGTAGGAAAAGAAGAAGCAGAGCGTATTCGCCTTGAGGCTGCGGCCAGAGGCACATACATGCACAACATTCTTGAGAAGCAGATCATCAACGGCGATATTTGGGAATACAAGCCTGAGAACGCAGAGCAGAAAAGAGCGTTGAAGATGGCTTGCACAATCATGGACGAAGGGTTTCCTAACATATCTCAAGTGTATGGCTGTGAAGTTTCTTTGTATTATCCCGACAGGTACGCAGGCCAAGCAGATGTGATTGGCGTACATGACAACGATCTTTCTATCATAGACTTTAAGCAGACAAACAAACCAAAGCGCAGACAATGGGTTTGGGATTACTTTCAACAACTTGCTGCATACTCTTTAGCCCACAACGAACTGTACGGCACAGACATACACAAAGGCGTGATTATGATGTGCTCAGTAGACTGCTTGTATCAAGAGTTTGTTTTAGAAGGCAGTGAGTTTGACCGAGCTGCTGAAGCTTGGATGGATCGAGTAGAAAAGTTTAGTCTTCTGTCCAAGGAGTTGGAAGCCTCGGAGAACCCATAAGAGGAACACCTTCTCTTCCTTTTGGAAGAAGGTAACGGTATCTTTCTCTAAGCTCTTGTCTTGGCCACTCTCTTTGTAAACCAAGTTCGTTTTTAATTTTTAAATAGTTTTTTCTATAAGAATCAGGCATCTCCCAAGGTGTAAAAACACCTCTAGTAATATTTTTAGCAAACAAAGTCTTGTCTACTCCGGCAGGAGCACGTTGTTGAAGTTGTTTTCTAGCTTCTCTTGCAAAAGCTTCTCCACCTAATGTTTCAAACGCTCTATAAGCAATATAAAAGTCTTGTTGCAACTGATACCACGCTTTCTGTGCGTCGTCCCATTGTTTTAAAACTTCTTCCGCAGTTTTGGCGTCTTGTTGGTATCTAAACTCAGCCATGTTTGATATCACACCTTCTTCAAAATCGTTTTTTAAGGTGTTTATTTTAAACCCAATATCTTTTACAGGCTCTACATCAGCAATCGTGACACCCGCAAGACCGGCAAACGCTCCTGTTTTAGACTGGACATTTCCATACCTGTCAAACCGATCATCTCCTGTAGCAAACGCGTTAACGATTTTTTGCATTTGACGATAACCACCAGGGCCAGAGGTTTGTAAAACATGGTTTGCTGCAACCTTCATTTTGTCTCCCCAGCTATCGGTTTCAATGTAAATGGGGTTTCCTGTGTCGAGATCCCTGTTTTGTATCAACTCTATCATTGTTCTTGGCGCGATTGAAATACCGTAATAAGATTCCATGTAATTTTTAAACCCTTCCCATATTCCTTTGGCCACTGCTTCAGGCAATTCTGCTCCCACTTCTAATTGCGACTCAGCTTCTTTTTTAATTGTTTCTGCTGAAGTCACCAAATCGGCAAAAGGAAAAGTGTATGTGGTGTTCATGTAATCCATTTCACCATTTGGTCCAATCTCGCTCATGGGAATTTTTAATCCTCGTTTGTCGTATTCACGGGCCGCTTCATCTAAAGCCTCTAGCTCTTCATCATTTACGCCGTAGTAAAGCTGAGCGTAAACTTGCAGTCCTTTTGGAACCATGTAAGAAGCTAAAGCAGCTCCCACATATCTTTGAAGGCCCATTCCTTTAAACGGACGTTTTACCGCAACGCCTTCCGAAGTGGTTCCATCTGCGTTTTTTTCTAAAACAACCTCTCTCACAGGAACACCCATGTCTTGAGCAATTTCTCCTGGTATTTTGTAAGTAGAGAGCTTATAAGCAAGTTGTGCGTTGTTTGCGGAAGTTCTTAGTATCTCAGTAGGAAAGGCAATAAAGTTTCCTGTGGGAAGTTGTCTAACAAATTGAGCAAACCGACCTACAAAATCATAGTTCGCCATTGTGTTTCTTGTCATCCAAGAAGCAAGATAGTATGTGTAGTCTTCTAGGTTATCAATGTTTTTGTAAAGTTCGCCAGCGTCTGTTTTGTATGTGCCTGCGTTTGTTGTCAATGTACTTGAAAAATCTTTAAGCATTTGCAGTTTCGCAGAATCTGGAACCGGTGCAACAGCTTGGTTGTCCAACTGAGATAAAACAGTTTTTATGTTTACAATATTGGCTCCGTAATCAATCATTTTAAAAAAATCATCCACAAGGTTATAGGTTGTCCCCATTCCTTTAAGCACGTTTCCAATTGTGCCTTGATAAAACTTACCCAAAGGCGTGTGTTTCATTGAATACAACGCATGGATAACTTGATCCCCAGAGGCAAACCCAGAAGAACCCACTTCTTTAAATATACCCAAAGCATCTCTTGTCACAGAGTTGGTAAACATAATGCCTTGCTCTCGACCAATTCTGTTTATTTTTTCAGCGGTTGCTCCGCCACCAACTAGACTTCCATCCGGTGCATAATCTAAATCGGGAAACAAAACAGACTGGGCCATTCGAGTGGCTTCAGAAATGTTTCCTGTGTTGCTTAGTGTAAACAGGTTTCCAGTAAACATGTGCATCATAAAAGCACCTTCAAAGTTTCTGACCTGTGTCCCAGGACTGATTACAACCATTCCATATTGCGTTAAACCTTTTGGAACAAGGAATAAATTTCTGTAAAACTTGTAGATAGTAGATTGAGCACTGCCGTCGTCCAAATTATTTACGTTTAAAGCTTGAGCATATGTTTGTGTGGTGTACATACCGGACAAAGGATTAAGCGGATCGTCAGCAATCTTATAAGTGTAGCCTGCCGCTTGGTTTCTGACAGGGGACAAAAACATTTCTCCAGGCCTGTTGTTTATTTCTAAAAGCTCGTTGAATAGTTTGTTTCTTTCGACAAGTTGGGCTACACGAGCAAAAGACGAAGCCACTAAAACATCAGGCTCTTTTTCTGTGACCTCACCCAAAAGTTTTCTTATAGGGTAAGGCATGTATTTCTTAGGTTTAAGTTTCAACCCCTGTTGCATTTGAACGTTTGCTTGTCCTGTTGACCTCAACGTTTCTTTCAACTGCAATATTTCTGTCTTCGCTTCTTCGCCACCGTACATCAAATAATCGTCTACAACCTGTTCGGCTTCCGCTTGAGGATTTCTTTGAAACCTTGGGTTGTTTTGATTTGCAACTTTAACAGACGTAACCGCTCTGTCGTAAAGTTGTTTTGCCAACCTTCTTTTTTTGAAGGTAAGATCACCGGCAATAAAATTAAGAGTAGTGCCTAATGCGCTTTTATCAAACTTTGGATTAAACCCAAGCGAAGTTTCATAAAACCCAAGAATGGAAGTGGTGTATTCACCTATTGCATTTTCAATAGACTCTTTTTCTTCTTCTTGAAGTTCTTTACCAATCTTTTCGTTTAAAACTCTTTTTGACAACGCGTCTATTTTTTTACGAGACTCTAAAGCAATTCCTTGCAATTCTTTGGGTAAATCTTTTACAGCAAGTTTGGTAGAAACAGGTCCGTCTAAGTCCGCCTGCAACCCCGCTTTTCTAGTTTCTAACTTTTCAACATCTTCACGAACTATAACGTCTTCCAACTTTTTATCAATTTCAGCTATCTCGTCTTTTCTTCCTTGTTTTTGTTCCGCCGTTAAATCAATATAATTGTTTGTTCGCTTAATGAAACTTCCCAACAAGATACGAGCCTCTAAGTCTGTCAAATCGTTATTACGAGTTGCACCCAAAATTGCTTGATTAACTTTATACCCCAATCTTTCAGCTTCGTACTGAAGACTTCTTATCCTTCCCTCGCTTCTTTTAATTGCTTCAAAAGCAGGAAGCCCGGTCATTCCAGCAGGACGCATGTTCTTGAACCATGGACCAATGATTGCTTTATTATAAAAATCACCTTGGTTTTGAGGCAAAAGGTTGTTGGGAAAAGTAACGTGCGTAAGACTAAAGTTTGGGCTTTCAGCCTCATATTGTTCCAATGAAACACCATCAACTGTGTCAACCAATCTACCTAAATCAGAAGCCTCTTTTTCAGTGTGAAAGAGTCCTTCTGATAATTTTAAACTCTCTAGGAAATCCGCGCCTTCCATAAAATCGCGTTGAAAATAAATTTTTTCAACGGTTCCGTCTTCGTTTGTTATTTGTCCTTCGGCACCGATTGCATTTCCAGTTGGCTCAAGTTCTTTTCTTAGTTTAGGATTATCAGGCGCTTCATCAACCATTTGTGTAAACGTTCTTGATGTTCCTTCAGGATAAATAAATTTTGGAAACGCTTTTGATAAAATTCTTTTAAAAGGTTTTTGACTTTCTACATACGTCTTACTTTCTTTTCGTTGTTGCAACTCCAATATGGAAGCAAACTCAGCAAGACCAAAAGCCAGTTCTTTATTGCTCATTTGGTTTATGTTCGATTGGTTTTCTACAGGGATATAACGTTTATAAAGTAGTTTTAATTGGTTGTTTGGAATTTGTGTTGTTATGTAATCAACATAATTATTAAACTCCTCCACTCCCAAAGCAGGAACCGGACCTTCCCGACGACGCATTGATCTGTCTGTTGCCGCTTCTGCAAGACCAAAAATATCTGCTTCTATGTTTGTGTCTGGATCAACAAATTCATTAAAGTTTGAAGGCGGAGCATACCCTCTTTGAGAAGCCCAAAAATTGTAAGCACCCCAAGTTTCATTTTCATCAAGGTTTCCTTCCGCGTCTGTGATTGCAAACTCTTGCATTAATTGATTGAACAAGTCTTCTCTTGGTATTTGTTCAAACTCTTTTATCTTTGTTTTAAGAACGGTTGGTCTTTGAGACTCGCTCAACACGCTTTCTTCGGCGTTTAACTCAGCCATTTCTTCTTGCAGTTTGGCCTTCCTAAGATCTTTCATTCTTTTCAAAACAATTTCTTGCGTGTCGTTTGGATAGAACTCTATGTTTGCAAACTCCGTGTTTCGCACAGGCATTGACTTTAAATCATCAAGAGACATGTCGCCGAAAGCAGTTTGTATTTCTTCGTTTGCTTGCGTCTCTAAACCTTCGTCAACGCTCTTAAAAAATTCGTCTTGTATGGTTTGTAAATCTGTTTTTTCTCCCATGAACTGTCTACGAACAATTCTCGCGGTTGCCGGCCCTTCAAACGCAAGCTCTCCGACCGCTGACTTTACAAGTCCTTCCGTAAGGTCTTGGTCAGGATCGATGTTTTGTTTTACAATAACGTTTCCAACGTATGTGTCGGCTGTACCGATAGCGGGCTGAATAACAGCTTGCATCAAATAATTTTCTATCATGGATTTAGATACACCAAGTCTTCCAAAAACAACAGACATGGCGTTTATAACAGCAGAATAACCCGCTTTTTCTTTTGCGTAGGACATGGCGCCTTCTTTATCGCCAGGGTGTGTTTCTAAATAAGTTACATAGGCGTCGCCAAACTCTTGTGCAAACACCGCGCCACCGCCCGCAGTCATAGAAGCCGCAATGGCCGCAAAAGGATTTTTTATAGGTGATTTTTTAACGGCTGCGTAACCAGCAGACGCTCCGGATAAAAAAGGAACAGATCCAGGAATTATTTCTCCAAGAGTTTGTGCCCACCATTGAGAGTCGGTCAAGTTTTTAAAAGACTCAACACCCGTTTCTCCGTACTTTGATTGATAGCGTCCAAGATTTTGAATGATGTCTTCACGTTCTACCATTCTTTCTCGTAAAGCTCTCGCTCTTTCCATCAACTCTTCGGCTTCTTCTTCATCCCCTCTTTCTCTAGCTCTGTCTGCTCTTCTTGCAAGCATTACTTCACCAGTGGTTCCTAGGCCTACAACCGTGCTTTGATACCCTGATTTAAACCCTCTACCTGCTCTTGTAAAAAAAGGCACAGGCTCTTGTTCTTCAACAGGCTCTTCTACGTCTTCTATAACAGGGGGAACAGAAGCTAGGTTTAACTTCTGTTTTTCTTCTTCAGTTAGTTCTCTAGGCATGTTTCAGCACCGCCTTAAAGTTTATCTAGTGCGATCCACTCTCTTAACGCTTTAGCTGTGTTTTCGTATTTTGAATATGGAAGAGACATATCTGTTTCAAACTCTTCATGCTTTTTGGCAATAAAGTCATCAATGTTGTACGCTAATCCACCATACACCCTTTCCCCTGAATACTGAGGAAGTTCTCTCGTAAAGGCCATTGGAGAATCGTCTTTCACTATCGCGTGTTGAACAAAAACAGTGGGCTCAAGTTGTAAAGCTTCAGCTGTGGTTTTTGCCGTTTTCATAATATCATTAAACTTTCTCGTTTCTTGCACCTCTGGTTTCGTCATCGCTGTAATTAAATCCATAGGCATAGCCGTGTCTTTACCAAGGCCCGCTCTTGAACCCGTTGAAAGAGATTTTAAAAGATTTATTTCGTCTCCAAGCGCTTGGCTTTCTGCTTCAGCTTGATTGGCTCTATACGCGTTCATCTGCGACGCAAACCCAAGTATGCCTCCTTGTTTTGTTTGTGGCATCACTGCTGATTGTCTTGCTAGCTTTTTACGCTCTTCAATAATTTGGTTAAGCCTTTGTCTGACTGTAGTTGGACCTGCTCCATCAATCCCTTCTTTATAAACAGCATCTAGTGGGGATTGCCCAGCAGAAACAGGGGCTTTTGTTCCTTTTTCTATCAACGCTCTTGTAACCAACATTTGTCTTGTAGTTTTTGGAAGCATATTAAACTCTTCCAAAGTGTACTTTCCTGGAAAAGCAGAAAAAACTGCGTCTAGTTGTTCTTGCGTGGTAGGCAGCGCTAAGCCTCCGTCTTGCATTTCTTGTATTCCACCTGAATCAAAAGCCACCTTAACTTCTTCCATAAACTCTGGTGTAAACAACTCTTGTTCAGGACTATACTCTTTTACGCCGTGTCTCTTCATCATGTCTGTTAGATCGTTTTGATAAGACAACTGCATTGTTTTTAAAAACGGACCAAGCTTTTCTACAGCACCTGGTTTTTCTACAAAACTAAATATTTCGTTTTTATAGTCTTGTTTAAGGCCCATCAAATCTTTTTCAAAGTTCATGGGTCCTTGGTCCTTGGACATTTTGCCCATGCCCATGCCCATGCCCATAGGCTTAGTTTCCATTTTATTGATGTCCTCAACTGAAGGATTGGTCATACTTGCCATGGTATTAAGAGCCATGTTGATGTCTTGATCGCCTTGTTCAAAGAGTTGTGAGGGCATCACTTTACCCCCCATTTGATAACGCCTACCGTCCATAACGTTTTCTTTTTGTCCTTTGGTCATCTTGTCCCAAATAGAAAACATTTTTTTACGTTCCACAGGCGTTGCGCCAACAGCTCCCCCACCTCTGTAGCTAGGGTAAGGTACAGTGCCTCCGCTTTGCATATCAATGGCGGAAGAGAACATTTTACGTCCTTTCCAAGCCATTAAACGTACCCAAGCATTTTAAACAAGTCGGCTAAACCACCGCCAGCTTGAGAACCGTAAGTGGTTGAAGCTCCTGTTGGAAGCATTCCAAGCATACTTTGATACGCTTGCATACGTTTCCAAGGCTCCATAGCCATTTCTTGTGCACCTTTGTATTGAGAATCATACATTTGTTGTTGTATGCCTTGTCCTTCTTTTCCAAACTGACTGTATTGGTTTATCTGATTCATCAGGCCTTGTTGTCCTTGCATACCTAAATCAGCAAAACCTCGTCCCATTTGTCCCATACCTTGTCCAAGTTGCCCTAAACCTTGTCCCGCTCTTTGTGCCAAGTTTTGTGCTTGAGTATAGCCTTGTTGCCTTAGTTGTCCGGCCGTATCTGCCATGCCTTGACCGAGTTGATTAAACCGTTCTTGTGCCATGAGTCGTCCACGACCGCCGCCATAAGCTCCGGAACCTACTGCACCAGATCTCGCTTGCATGTCTTGTTGTGAGAAATTCTTGTACACATCATCAAGAGAGTTTTGCACCACTTGAGACTCATACGGGTTGTAAAACTGTTGTGCCGCGCCTGGACTATACATCCCTTGTGCTTGTTGCAAAGCTCCAAAACCTTGCTGTGCCATGCCCGCACCTTGTTGTAAATACGGTGTAAACCCTCCAAGACCGCCTGCTAATGAACGCGCTTGCATTTGGTAAGGATCGAATCCAGCAACTTGCCTGATTGGAACAGGAATAGGTTGATTAGCTAAGCCCGCTGCTGATTCTAAAAACCCACGACGCATTGCACCAGCATAAGGCTGGTCGTAATAAGCCGTAGTTTCTGCATCTGTGTAACTTCCCATTTAACGCCCCATTGAATTGATTTGTTCTAGTGTCGGTATGCCCACAGCATCTACCGCTTCTCTACGGACGACAAACTCACCCGGCTCTAGTTTTGCAAAAGTAATGTCCCCCGGTCTTTTCTTTATAGAGCCTCCGCTTTTGTAGCCCATTTTTTGTGCTACACCGGGCCGGACTTTAGAAAAAGCTGCTAATCCACCTTTCATCATTCCTGGCGCGTTTCCATAACCTACTCCTGGAAGCAATGCAGGCTGTAGTTTTGTAGGTTGATAGTCTTGATAATTAAACGCTGGTCCTCCGTAAGCTTCTCCTCCAATGGGAACGCTTCCTCCACTATCTTGATCTTTTAACAAAGACTTCATCATTAAATACTGCAACAACGGACTTCCACCAAAGCCTCCGCCTTCGCCTCCGCCAATACCCAACATACTAAGCAAACCGCTACCTTGTCCACCGCCTTGTCCACCAAGACCTAACAAAGCACCAAGTAGGCCACCGCCTCCTAAAACGTTTCCGCCCAAAGGACCTTGGCCTCTTCCTGCAAAGAAGTCTCTTAAAATTGGTCCAGCACGACCTCCAAATATTCCCGTGTCATAGTCACGCGCATCGAAACCCATGTCGTCTCCTTCATAAATTCCATAACCTTCTTTCATGTCAGGAGTTGTAGAAAAATCGATGTAAAAAGGATCATCTTTAGACAACCCAGTAGCAAGATCAACATAGTCTTCTATATCAAAGTCCATGTCGTCTCCTTCGTAGGCGCCAAAATCTCCTTTCATAGGCGTATCAACAATAATTTCATTTATAAAATCATCCAAAGAAAAGTCCATGTCGTCTCCTTCGTAGACTCCATAACCTTCTTTCATATCAGGAATATCAAAATCAATGTCTAAAAAACTGTAATCGTCGTCAAACAGTCCCATTTATGTCTCCGTTATTGTGTGTACCTATTTTCATTTTATTCTACCATGATTTTTTGTTAATGTTTATTTTCTTGAAGCCCCACCAGTGCTTATTTTGCGCTCTGGTTGGTACCAATCTCTTTTAGGGGTTTTTCCTTTTGCCAACATCTTAGCAATTCTCCTTTTAAAATTAGCTGCCCTTAGTCCTTGGTTCGTGGACTGTGCAGCACCGGGCACTAAACCATACATATAAGCACTGGGATCACCGCCTGTTTCTGCTAACCTTTCCCCAATTCCTCCACCGTACATATTTTGTTGTTTAATCATATCAGCAATTTCAGAAATTCTGGGTTTTCTAGGCTCTCTTGCTCTTTTCTGAGCAGTCACTTCTATAGGTTGTATGTCTGGATACATGTCTACATCCTCTTCAGCCGAACCCATGCCGTATTTTTCTTCATAAGACTTTATTGGTGATATTCGAGCAAACAAGTTTCTTAGTTGTGGTCCTAGTCCTTGGCCCAATATTCCTTTTTGTCCTTCTATTCTCGGTTGAATTTTATTCATCAACCACCCAAGACCCGCTATTTGTGGAAAAGCTTGAGCAAACTTTAGTCTGCCAGATACTCTAGGGTCTAAGAGTCCTTGCATAATTTTTGAGCTCATCGGTGCTTTTGATCCCATGATTCCTAAACCCAAAGGACCTCCTCTGTTTTGCAACAACATTCCCCACGGACCCACTTTTTTAAACAACGCTTCTATGCCTGCTCGTTGTCCTAAAGCTTTACCAAGTCCCATAGGTCCTTGATCCCTAAACGCTTTATATAACCCGTATTTCTGCCTAATGTTAGGATCAGACATAATACCTGACATAAGCATATATTTTGCGAACTGTCTTTTAAATTTTTTATCTTCGTCGCGGATCGCTTGAACAGCAGCTGAAGGCTCTTCATCCTCTGTTACCATAACAGAGCCGCCTGTTTGATAGCCTTTGTACCCAGAAGCATACGCAGCTCTTACTTGTTTTGCGGCTTGAGCTTTTGTTGGATAAACCTTTCCAGATTCACCCCACTTGTATCCTCCTTTTACTTTTTCAATAGGCATTATAATTCGATTGTTGTTGAGCCGTTTACCGATACGGTTATGTCGCCCAATTGTCCGGTGGCCTTCACGCCTTTTCCGTCCGGTGCGTATAGTGTTTGCCACCTGTTTCCATCAAAAACCTGAAGACTGTCTTCTGTCAGGTTCCAGATGATGTCTCCGCGATTGAAAGAAAGCTGGTCGCGGACTGTGTTAGTATACTGATAAGTCGCTGTAGGATCAAAACTTTGTAGGTTTAATTCTAAGAGCCTTACCAATCTGTTGAATAACTCAGGGTGAACGTGTCCATGTGACATATCAGCCGTCGGTAGTCTAGTGACGAGTAATCGCGACACTATCTTCGCCCATCGGTTCTAGTGTTTAGTCTCATGTCTCCCAATCGCCAGCCCACACCAAGCCTTTCCCCTGTCGTTGCATCATCGTCCGATTCTAGTCGCACCACTGCTTGTCGTGCCCTTCCTCTTAAGTCTACTTTCTGTGTGCTTTGTGTAACCTGGCTGGTGCTTTTGGTTGTTAGGCTTTCATTGGGGTAGTTTCTAGTTTTTAGCACAAAATTAACCACTTGATCTGAGCCGCCGTCACCGAGAAAACGAACATCAGGGATTGCGTTTTGTACTTGTGTGTACGCATTTCCTATGTTGTCCAACGAAAAATCTGCCGACTCAATGTACACGTTGTCCATGGGCGTCCCGTCCGCATCGTTTCCGGTTTCATGCTTGTATACATAGTTACTGGTATCGGTGCCCGTGGCCCTCGGGTAAGGTTGCACACCTTCATCCAACCAAGCAAAACGGGTCAACTGGCCATAGTACCAAACCTGTTCCTGATAGTTATACGTCACATAACGATCTATTTCTGTGGAACTTCCCGAAGGATAGAACCAGCCCACCTCATTAAACTGTCGGTTTAAATAACCAAACACTTTAAACGATTGTCCCTGGTTAAAATCATCAAACACATAGCTGTGCACGGAACAAGGCACTCTTGAAACAGAGCCGTTGTAATTATAGAAACCAGAGCGATCCATCCAATACACCCCCGCTGGTGTATTGACACAAGCTTTGGGAGCGACCATACCGACACCGGAGTTGATTAAATTAACCCCAAACGTGTACGGAGGACCAATAAACTGCATACTGTACAGCGCGTCATCGGTCCAAATCAGTGTTTCTTGTCGGGAGCGAAGGCCGCCCACAATTTGTGTTCCCGCCGAGAGTCTTAGAGATCCGGCGGTGTTGTTGTAAGTGGGTTCCCATTCATTAATATTTTCTTGGTCACACCAACAAATAAACATAGGATCAACAGCACCGGTTCTAGCTACTCCTGCATCATCTAAAGGGTCTGCCCCTAAACAAATAACATGCCGGTCAACATCGCTGACCAATGTTTGCAGGGCCAGTGTAGGAGGCAGGTTGGCCCCTAGTTCGGTTAAGCTTTTGGCTCTAACACTTGTGCCGTTGTTCTCGGTCCAATAAAAAATACCGCCGGCTCTTGGATTAATAATGAGGTCTTCACCAAAGTTGTCTTGCGTCCAAAGCCTTAACTGGTTGTTAAAGGCAAGTGCAGAAGCATCACCGTATGTGCCGTCTCCCCACATTCCTGCACCGTATCCTGAACCAGAAACATAGTCATCGAGGCCCACATTAATTTGATAAGCGCCAACAACACTTGACCCACCGTTCCCAGAGTCACTTGCGTTTGCTGTAACGGTATCGCCATCGGTGTCTTTGGCTTCAATGGTGTAGCTGTTGGCGTCTACAATTGTTGCAATCTCATATTCTTGATTAAGAACGGTCGCGGTAATTAACCCGCCCAAAGTAGCGGCACCACTAAAGGTGACAAAATCGTTCTTACTTGCACCGTGAGACGTGTCTGCCACGGTGATGGTCGCATCGCCGTTCGCTGCTGAGAAAGTCACGTCCCCAGCAGAGGTTGTCGCTCGTATTGGGGTAACATCGTAAAAATTGTCCCCTTCTTTGACGTAGTATTTAAGGGTTGTGCCCAAACTCAAATATTTTGTAGTTGCTAGAGACACCCATGCGTGCAGAGCTCGCGCCGTCCCCAGATACGTTGCTGTTTGTTCTTTCTCCCAGCCCCCTATTTTTTCAGGGAAGCTTTTACGGAAACGAACCAAATTGGAATCAAACCACCCGCCTTGAGCAGAAAACGCGGTTCCTTCTCTATTGACTCCTGGTTTAAGTTTAAATGTAGCGTAGGGCATTTTTATATAATAACCTTTATTTTTTAACTAGACTACCACCAAAATACATGCCAATGATGGCCGATACTAGGTTTGTGTCCAACTGTGTTATAACCAATCCTTGAAATGTAACCCATTCAAAGACCTCTCTTCCTTCTTTGAAAAACCAAAAGCCGGGCATCCAGTTTGTGTAGCCAACGGTTACGGATACATCGGGGTAGTAGACCGCCACAAGCTTTGGTAGCAGTATAATAGCAAAGATCGAAGTCAGTGCGATTACTCTTCTTGTAAACGTAAAGCCGTTGTCTTTAACATTTCGAGCCGCCTCTATGGCCTGTAGTTGAAACTCGCCTCTTGTTATAAGTAATTGTTGTTCTTCGGCTTTTGCCTTTCTGCTCTGTGACCAAATACTTAACAAACTACTCAACAAGGTCGAGCCCAACATCGTAATTATTTCAAATGGGAAGCCCATAATAGAAGTATAAATTAAAAAGAGAAAACGCTCAAAGGTTTCTCTTTTCCTTTGACTTTTATAGTGTCTACAAAATTGAGGTCAAAAGCACAGAAACGAGCCGTGTCTTCTCCTACCAATAAACTAACTCCCAGGTCCTTGGTCCCCGATTCAAGTCTCGCTGCCACATTGACCGCATCGCCTATGGCAGTGTAATCAAACCGTGTTTCCGATCCCATGTTTCCTATCACAGCGGTGCCGGAATTAATTCCTATACCAATTTCAACAGTGGGCAAACCCTCTTTTTCAAACTCTGTGTTTAATTCTTTCATGTTATCCATAATAAGCTTTGCGCAAATAAGGGCTTTTGTTTCGTGTGCAGGTTGGTCTAAAGGCGCGTTCCAAAACGCCATCATCGCATCACCAATGTACTTATCCACAGTGCCTTCAGCCCTTTGCACCGCTTTTTGTTGGGCGGTCAAAGCTTTGTTCATAATGTAGGTCACTTGCTCTGGAGGCAGTGTTTCTGACATAGCTGTGAACCCTCTTACGTCCGTGAACAAGAATGTTGCGTATCTTGTTTCTCCTCCAAGGACCAAAAGCTCTGGGTTCTCTTGCAGTCTTTTTACTTGTCTTGGGTCAAGATAGTGTTCAAACTGTTTTTTAATCTCTTGCCGAAGCTTGTATTGTTCTCTAAAGTTCAGGTAGAAGCCAGCGGCCCCCATAATAAACGCAGCGACCAGAGACCAAGTGACATCAATCAACAAGTTATTTTTTATTAAGTAATACCCACTACTGAGAACAAAGCCGTTTAACGCAAGAAAAAGAACCAAGCCCGAACTGATTCCAAACACAGCCACAAAAACCCATGCCAAAGAAGCCACAACCAAATAGATACCCAGTTCAGCCAAAAGCGCGTAATCGGGGATCATTGGGCTGTCTTGTATCAATATAGACTCCGACAAGGCCGCCTGTATTTTATGAGGCTCTACTAGACCGACAGGGGTTGCGACTTGTGGCATAACACCTTTTGCAGTGACCCCGACGAAGATGAACCGGTCTTTGATTAGGTCTGTGCCTTTGATGTCAGCAAGAGAAAACTCTGGCGTATTGACCCAACTGATCCACTTCCTACCCAATGTGTCGGTCTTAACTGGGGGCAAACCTTTGACTCTAATCTCTTGTATACCTGCATCTGAAGTTTTTATTAGGTAAGTGTCTGACCCCGTTAAGACCTTCAAAACCTCTGTGCCGTAGGCAGAAACCCAACCGTCAGGGGTTCTTAGTAATAATGGCATACGCCTTACCAGTTGGTCAACCTCAGTGGGCGCAACCGCTATGCCTTGGTATGCTGCTTCTCGCAGCAACGGAATGTTTTGTACCACCCCTTTGGCTTTAAAGCCACCATGATCTTGGCCCAGGATCACTGTCCCCGTGGTCAGTGGATACTCTCCATTGTCGTTTTCAAAAGAAGCTAAGATACTGGGAGCAGAGGCAAGACTTTCCGCAAATGCCAAATCACCACCAAAACGATCTGGTTGAGGAAAGGCGATAACCCAACCAACACCCAATGCACCTTTATCAATAAGCTCATTTTGTATTTCTGCCAATCTTTTTCTAGGAAACGGGTAGCCTCTTTCTTTCGCTACGTCGTCCTCTGTAATGTTTAAAATAGAAAAAACGTTTGAAGGTTGTTTTTTAACAACAAACGCATCGAAGGTCTTCAGTTTCATTGTTTCATAAAAGGTTGGGTTGTACACCAACGGCAGCCCTAAGACAAGCAACAAAACCATAAATACTTTGGTTTTAATCACTTTGATTAATCGTCAATGTTTTATTGCAATTGGTGGTGCAGTTGTAGTTGACCGTGATTGATTTGTTGGTTGCCCCTGATTGTGTTGCAGTCACATCGTAATCATCCGTATAGAAATTGAGTTTCATGTAATGGTCGCCACTACCTGTCTGAGTTATGCTTGCATCATTGTTGTCGGCTGATGTGCTTGCGTATATCTTGGCATAGTGTTCGCCTGTCCCCGATTGCGTAATAGAAAAATTGGAGCTGTCGCCAAAAGCTCTGATCTCTCCCTCCTTGTCATCACCCGTTTGTGTAATTTCATATACGTTATTGTCGCCCTGCATATAGATTTCAGCATCGTTGTTGTTGCCGTTCTGCACAATGTCCATGTCGCTGCCATCATCGTCTGCATCGATATAACCAAAGTTATCGTTTCCATCTTGTTCAATCTTGTATTCATTTCCCGTATGGTTTGCAACTTGACTATAGGCTCTTGCTGTGTTTGAGGTTCCGTTCTGATCTATATCTATTTCTGCATTGTTACAACTGTGTGTTGTGTAAGTGCCTTCAGATAAACCACACCAAACTCTAGTAGTATTGCTTGTTCCTACTTGGTCAATGTGTATCAAAGAACCACTGCCTTTGGTTCTTATTTCAACGCTGTTGTCTCCCGCATAAACAAAAGAGGACAGACTAATCAGACTGATTAATAATAA